AATTAGTACTATAGCCGCACTTAAAATAACTATAGCCGCACTTAAAATAACAGTGGGAGTTTTAAGTGCGGCAGTGGGGTTATTTAGCGGTAAGAGACTTGGAAAAAATACTGTTGCTCTTATAGCCAATACATCAGCAGTTGCCGCACTCACAAGAGCAATTCTTAGTGGGGGATTAGGTGGTCTTGGTATTGATGGTGATGGTAAAAAACCAAGAGGGAAAAGAAGCAAATTTCAAAGATTTAAAAATATGTTTGGCTTTGGAATGGATGATGTATATGATATGAACCGTGGCGGTAAAAAAGGTGTTCAATTTGGAAGTAAAACTGCTGGAGGTGCATTATCTCTAGCAGAGTCTGCAAACATTGGAAAATTTGCAAAATTAGGTGGCCTTGCCAGAGGTATTCCAATTGCTGGACAAGTTCTTGCTGCTGGTATGGCAGTATTTGATGGTGTCACAGGTGCTGGGGATGCTTTAAAAACATTTAAACCGCAAACCCTTACCGATAGTATTGAAGTGGGTATGGTTGGTGCTGCTGCTGGAATTACAAAAAGTTTTGCTGGATTAGCAGATATGGCAACTGGAGTATTTGGGTTTAATACCGACTTAGCAGGTGGTGTCACTGATATGAGAGATACTTTTTTAAAGTGGTCATTAGACACAAAGGAAAAAATTGAAGAGATGAATGGCCCTGATATGTCAAATTTACCAGAAAACCGCCGACTTTTTGTAGAAAGTGAAAATAACAGAGCACTTTTAGCATCAAGATTAGAAAGTGAAGTTCGTGCTGCTGAAAATATGGCAGTTGCTGCTACTGGTATTGGAAATAAACAACCAACCGTTATAATGGATAATTCAACTTCTTCTAATATTCAACAAAATACTACCAATCTAAGTGGTGGTATGATGACCAGCGTAGCGAGTGGTGTTGATGGTGCGCTACGCTGGGCATTTCCTCATTATGGAAATTAGTCTTCGTTAACTAGACTTGCGAAGTAATCCATAGTATTATCTTCGCCTTCTACTTCTGTCTTTTTAGGCGTGGCGAAGTCTGGAATATTATCATCCAATGCCGAAGCCTTTTCCTCACCCATTGAAGCAGTTTGTGCCATTGTTGGTTGAGGTGTAGTTTGACCAAGAACATTCCGCATCTTAGTTTCTAGTTCTGCATACGACTTATAGTTTTCTGGATCAGTAAACTCTGAAAGATCATGACACTTGTCATACACTTCTTCCAAGCGTTCATCACTATCCGATACTGCGCGTGATGCAGCAAATTCAGATTTATCATAATTACGATAACCTTCAACATCACGAATTTTGAGTTTGAAATCCGCACCTTCCCACATACAAAATGGATTCATAGGTGTTTCATCTGCAAACTCTGGTGACCAAGCATCCATAAGTTTATCAAAGATTTTCTTACCATATTGGTACATGAAAACTTTGCCTTCATTTTCTGGATTTCCTGGATCAGAAACTACCAGAATATTTGAAACATGATGCAGCCGCCGCTTTTGACGCCGCGCTGTTTCTTTATCAGATTCAATACCACTATTCCAAAGTTTGGAATTGTATTCACCAACTGGGTCTTGTTGTTCAATTGAAGTCAAAGACTTCTCAATATACCATTTACCAGTTGGACCTTTAAAGGCATGATCCCAATATCGTACAAAATGTACTTCAGAACCTTCTTTCCCATCTGGCAAGAAACGAATAACAGCATAACCATTATTCTGTTTATCAACAGTGGGTTTCCACATGCGTTCATCCACATAAGATTTTGTAGTGGTATTTGTTGCTGTTGCGGCAGCAGTTAATCGGTCAATCTGACCACGATTACGTTTTAGATTTGCAAAAGACATATTTTATTTCTCCATATATGCTGAATTATTGCTGTAATATTTTTAGTATAACTGTATTATATCATATTTGTGTGTGTATGTCAACCATATTTATCAAATTATTTTCTCTGAAAAATAATGGTCTCTTTACCAGTGTCTGGGTTTACTGATGGAATTGCAACGTGACCATCTGGCACAGGTTGTGTTCCTACATATTCCCAAGTTGTGCCTACTGCACGATTGGCTGGACCTGCGGCAAAAAACTCTTCATTATCATTTAGAAAGAGCATAGTAATCATGATTAGTTCAAACATTTATTTTCCTTTTATATGTTTATATAGTTCGTAGTAATAGTCAAAAGATATTGGGTAATTTTCTGGGTTTGGCAGTACTCCTTTAAACATCAATATAAATTCTTGTATCTCTTTATCTGTCATTTTCCATACTCTGTCTCTTATCACAGTAGATTGTCCACATATACCAAGAAGCCCCTAGAGGTAAAATAGCATTTAAATTAATTATTGGAGGTAATATTGTGATTACTGCTGGAAACATAAACATTGCCATGAGAGCCACTGCTATATAATCATACCACCGTATCATTCAAAAATCAATTCGTTTTGCTTTGGTAAAAAATTAAGACTCATCGCTTCTGCCTCAATCTTCTCCTTTATTACTGGTGATATGAATTTGCTCACATCCTCTGGTTCAAGTTCAGTAATGCTACATACCTCAACAACAGCATCAATATAACCTAGTTTTTTATCAATTACTTGTTCTTCTATTAGTTTGCTAAACTTTGCTCTATTCATAAAGTTTTTTTCTATCATTTATTCATTGCCCTTAAAATTATGGTATCTTTATTAATCCTACCATTCGCGATGGTTGTTTTTGTGGTAAGACTAGACCACTCTTTGTTTATTTGGTTTGAAGTCTTTTTGAGTACCATTGGAATAAAGACCTCTGGTTTACGCAATTTTGTAACCCTTGATGCCCCAAAATCAACACCTTGAAGAGTCGTTCCTTTTACCTCAAAACCACAACTCTTTTCGCAAACCAATTCAGTTAATGCTCTAGTCTTTGCATTGAATAAATAAATTCTCATCGCTCCAATCAAAGATGTTGGGCTAATAGATGCTAGTTTAAACTCTACAGAGTCTTTTAAGTATTGAACCTTTGCTACTTGTTTTTCGGCAGACTTTACTACAGGTCTACGAGTCTTACGAGTCGCCTTCTTTGCTGTCATATATTTTTCAATATCTGTAAGAATATTATCTACAAACTTTAAATATTTTTTCTGGTCACTTACTTTCATAGACGAATAGCCCTCAATAAGATCAGGAGTTTTTTTGTTTACTAATTCGTCCAATTCATCCCTTAATGGAATATAGTGATCATATGTTGCCTTTGCTGTAATGTAAGGAACATCATGTTTTTTCATTTCACTATAAATAGAGAAATCTTTTTCATCTTTCCAATTATCAATAATAATTTCAATACCACCAATAAAATCACTAGTGCGTTCTTTAATAATTTCCGCTGGAGATTTTCTTGGAGTTGTAACAACTCCAATATTATCAGTTTTATTTAAAAGTTTACGCTTACCTAGCCGCAGAATTTCATTAACTTGTTTTGTAAGAACTTTTTCAGCATCCCACCAAGTAGGAAATTCTAATTGTAGTTCTGCCCATGCAATCGTTGCCGCTAAACCAGGAGATTGACTGATTGCCCAATCTGGGGCTTGTAATGCTATCTTAGCATCTTCTTTAGATAAGGACTTCTTCACATGGTTTTTTATTTTTACAGCAATATCTTTTCTGTCAACCTCTACTCTTATGTAATCGTTGAAATGCTGAAAGTTATCTGTTGGTGCAGCAGCAAATCCAGTTTTAGTTTTTCTAGAAAAAGATTTTCTTTTTTTTGATCGTGCCATGTGATTCACTCCTAGTGATTATTGCCATAATCCTAAACTATTTTTTAATGAAAGTCAAGTCTTCTTTTTCTAAAATCCATTCTGGTAATTGGATTAATTCTACTTCACCATCATCATGTTTCTTATAGACAACATAACCTTCATCGCAAAGTTTATCAACTGTATGATCAACAATTCTTTCTATCCTTTGAGTATCATACTTTTGAACTGCTGATTTAAGTCCTAGACGATAGGCAATAAAAAGCGCAAACGTGACGATTGCGCTTAATATATATTGGTCAATTACAATCATACCATCCGCTCAAAAGAAATGAGTTTTGATGGTTTAAATGCTCTCCAAGCATTAGCATCTGTACACCAAACTGAAATACGATCTAGATCAAGGTCAACAGTATCAGATTCTTTTAATTTAGTACCAAACTCTGGTAGGTGATCTGCCATCAAAGTACAAGGCATAACACGATTGTCACCATTTACTTTTGTAAATGTGACTTCATAAACTCCAGTTTGGAGTTGTTCAATAAGTTCTGATTTCGTTAGCATATAGTTTCCTTTCATGATATACTGAATTATATCATAGTTTGTTTAAGTTGTCAACTTATATTTTAATTATTTATACTTGACCACAAAGTTGAAAAATGGCCTAATATTAGAAAGGGAATTCCCTTTTACCACCAGCAAGATTTTTTATTCTTTGCTCTAAAAAACTTATGGTAGTATGAATATGACCACAATCATGTGGTTG